CGGGCATCAGCTCACTACAGTGAAAGATTACAAGGCTGGTATCCGAACTCAATTATGGTATCAAAGAAAATCAGGTGATGTGACAACTTTTATTGGTAATACCCTGATCATAACCGCCTGTATGGCAAGTATAACTGACCTGGACAAATGTGTCAAAGCCGCCTTTTGCGGTGACGACTCAATTGTCTTGTTCCCGAAAGGAATGGAATATAGATCCACCATGGAACTTGCTGCTTTACAGTGGAATTTTAATGCTAAATTGCTCGTTAAAACACATGGTTACTTTTGCGGCAAGTTCATAGTAATGCATGAGTCTGGTTGTAAGGTGTTTCCCGATCCTCTGAAGATTATAACCAGATTAGGGAATAAAAATTTGAAGAATGAGGAACATATTGAGGAAATGCGTGTGTCGTTAATGGATTTAACGAAGAGTTATGGCAACTCTGCTTATATTCATCTTTTAGACGACGCATTTAATGAAGTGTATGCCGGGGGTGGTTCGTGTCAGTACGTTTTGAATTGCATGTGGAAAATAATAACTGACAGGAACTTGTTTAGAGACTTATTTGTGATAGTTGATAATGGCAGCTGCACTGACCGAGTTGGAGAAAAAGGATCAGCAGGAAACCACCGAGGTCGCTGGATCGACCGACGTGGTAAAGAAAACACCGGACAGCACGTTGTCAGTGCCCCAGGCAGTTCAGAAAACCGCAGTCACAGCAGATATGCGGAAGGAGTTTCTAAAGCCGAACAGGTACAGAGAGTGGAAGGAAAAATTAGGGCTAACCGCTCCCAAGTACAAGCTGATAACGTTCGACATAGCATCGAACATGAAGGACACTGGGGTTACGTTCTTGGATGTTTCGAAAGAAATTGGGGATGTTGAGAAGAGCGGTTATAAATACTTCTATCTTATAGGTATAGCAATAAACGGTACTTGGCTGGTTCCAGAAAAGGCCAATGTAACCGCTGTATTTTGCTTGTTTGATACTAGGATGACCAATGTAAGTGCGGCTAAGGTAGCGGCAGTCACAGCGAAGGCTAAAAACGGAGATTTCAGAATGATTACCAGACCGAATTACCCGGTCTCCGTGAGAGATTTCAAGAGAACCAGTTGGGCGCTTGCCCACTGGATTGAATCAAGTGATGTTCGTAACGACGTTGACGTCACCGCCTGTGAGATAGGATTTTTCTACTCATTAAGCAAGACGGCAATTATGAGCTCGTTAAGAGACGGTCTCACGGATGTCGGTTTCGATGATAACGGAAGAATATCTGGTACTATTTCTGAAGATAAAGTTGAAGAGCTGTGTAGTAAGATGGAGGTACAAAACCAGCTTTACCAGCTGGGGATAGTTAATAGAAAGAATATTCG